AAGGTTAATTGTCCGACTGCCAATGTCCGTTGGCAGATTATACCGCACAAGCTCAAGAGGCGTTCCCGCGACCTGCTCGCCAGAGAAAGCAGTCTCTGCGTGTCCCGCGTGACCTGCGCGGCCGCGAGCCCCACTGACACGGTAGCCTGTGATTTTCGTTGCGTGTGGGAACTCCTTCTTAATCGCGCGTAGAATGTCCCGAGTCCCCTTGAAACCGAAGTAGTGCCCGAAATTCCGACCCATGGTATCGTCTACGCCGATCCAATTGACATGGACTTCCCCCGGCTGGTGATCATTCTCAGAGATATTAAGCGACCCTACTGTCTGTCCGTCAGATGTCAAATCAAATGAATGATACTTATACCCAGGCTGAAGAGTAGACGCCGGTCCCCGTCGACGGATACCCGCAGTAGTACCAACGAACGAATCTCCAATGACCAGCGGCGGCATCATCGACGGATTCGCGGGCGCCCGCGGCATCTGTCCGGCCGCGCGCCACCGTTCCCAATTCGTTTCCAGTAGACCGTGAGAGACCTCTTGGAGTACCCTAGCAAACGACACAGGCTGATCCCGCGCCGTGCGCTGCATACGACCGAGAGCAATAATCAGCCTATCCTCCACAGGACTGCGTCCCGTATGAAGACTTGCATTATGATGCCATGATGCAGGATCTTGGCTGACTCCTGGGTCTAGCAGATCTGTACGTGTTGGGTCGACTTCGACACCGGCTGCGAGTCGCAGCCGCTCGATTAAGTTATTCGTTGTCTGTATATTTGGATTGCCCCCATCCGGGCCCACTCGATGATCCGTGAGCTCCACAGATCCATTCGGCCCAATGGTATACGCAATAGGAGCCTCTGGTTGTTGCGCGGCTTCGGGCGTTGCTCGAATGAACGCAGCGCCTTGCTCCGGCAGCCCACGAATAAAGCTCTGTACATTACGACCCTCAACAAGTTCGCTCTGTCGATCACCTTGGGCGTCGAAATAATCAATTGTATGTGGTGGACCCTCATTCGGATCAATCTTCGGTGCCCGTGCGAAGATGCCCTTCGGCCCGTGCGCAGCACGGCCCAGTCCGGGCGCAGCGATGCTGGGCGCACTCGTGAGCGTCCCCATCAGGGCCTCATCGACCACGTCCCACCAGTTCTCGACACCGCCCGTGCTCGCGACCTGGGCCCCGGTCTCCTCGACCGCACCACTGGCGGTCGCGGCCGCAGTTGCCACAGCCCCGAGTCCAGTCTTCTGCAACAGGGTCCTTGGAGCGTGAAGCGCCGTGCTGACACCTGCGCTATTCGTGGTCGCACCTATGACCTCTCCGGGAAGCACTTTCGGCAAGAACTTCCCAGCAAGGCCACCAGTGGCCGCAGATATTGCTCCTATTGCTCCAGCCCGTGTCGCGGCATACCAGAACGCATCATTGAACATTTCCGGATTCGTGATCGCGAGATACAGTTCCGTGTCATTCTTAGTGTCAACCTTGTACTTTTCTTGAAGCCTTTGTATGAACGAGTTCGACATATCTAAAAGGCCAGCAGCAGTCGACGAGGCACCAATAGCACCCGCTGGCCCACCGACCGTACCCGGCAAGGTCCATAAGCCGACCTCCCCAAACTGCGGAATCGCCTGTCCGATGATCGACCCATACTTGCCCGGGTCCAGATAGCTTGCAGCACCAGTCCCCGCGGAGCTTGCAGGAGCCAGAGCCACCTGCCTCTGCATTGCGGCCTGTTCTTTAGCGAACTTAACGGGATCCATCGTCCCGACCTGGAGGCCCATCAGATCGAGCGCACTCGCGACCCCCGGGCTCGCCATCGACCGCTGATAGCTCGCTCCAAGCTCCTCGAAGAAGCCTTCCGCCGGAGGCGGTGGCTTGACTACTGGAGGCGGCGTGAATTGATCGTAAGGATTGACTGTAGCACTAGGCGCGGTAGGAGCAGTGCTTGTCGCTATTGGCTGATCTGCATCGAACTGGTCGTACGGGTTCGCAGGAACCACCGCGGGCGCAGCCAGCGTCGCGGGCTCGTCGAACTGATCATACGGATTGGGCGATGTTCCGCCGCCCGCGGACGGATCATCGAACCTGTCATAAACGTTTGCCATTTATAGATACTTTGCTGCACCGCCCGGGGCGAGCCCATACTTCTTCTCGAACTCCGCAGCGGTTCCCCTATTCGCGCGAAGGTACGCAATCGCCGCAGGTGTCGGGGCTCCGGCTGGAGCAGCCGGGGCCTCTGGCACAGCCTCGCCGAGCCTAGTTGGACCACCACCGCCAAGAGCTCTGTCCACCATGCCCTGCTCAGCCATGAACTTCTGAACAAGCGCATCCTGGACTGCGGGGTCCTGCGTATCAATGTCTTTCGGATCGAACTCAAGATCCTTCTCACCCTTGAGCCAACCCATAAAGTCTTTACGAAGTGCTCTGTTGTACTGAAGCGCCTGATAGGTTGTAAGTCCGTTAGCCCCGCCAGACTTCTCGGCCGCAGTCGTGGCCGCCCGGGCGCGTTCTTCGTCCGCCGCGACCTTACGCTCTTCCAGTAGCTGATTGGCGGCTGCAATATCCCGGGCCTCTTGACCGAGAATAACTTTATCTCTCGCCTCACCGCCAGCACCAAGTGCCTGCCCGACCTGTCCAATAGTCGACTGTCCAATCGCGGGCGGCTGCATGAGCATTATTGAGGCTTGAAGCAACGCGGCCCGGTTCTCCGGGTGCGACAGCCAGCCGGAGACTCCTCGCGGTGGTGGAGTACTCTCGAGTCCTGCAATCGGTGGTGGTGCACTAACGGGCTCCCCGGGAATACCCGGTGACACATGCGGCTCAATTGGAGTCCCCGGCATCCCAGTCGGCGGGAACGGACCTGGGAGCACAGGCCCCCCAGGTGGCTCCGACGGAGCAGGCTTCGGCCCCATCTGTCCCGCAGTCACGACACCCGGCGCTGCAATGTTCCCAAAGAGCCCACCTAAGCCTTGAATGAGCTGCCCGAATCCACCACTGGACATTGTTGTTACCTCCGAACTTGCGGTAGTGCCTGCCCGAGCGTAAGGTTCGCAGCTTGCGGCCGCGCGACACTCAGGACCTCTTGAATTAATTTATTCAGATCGGGCGCGGTCATTGCATCCGGCTGTGGCGGAGCAGGCGCGCCGATACCTTGGACATTAGGATTCGCTGGCATGGTCACGCCTGATAACGGCGTCCCTGTCTGCACAGGTGCGTTCCGCGGTGCGCCGACCCCAGGCTGCTGCTCTGGCAACAGGCTCAAGTCTCCGCTGCTCGCGGGCTCTCCCGGAACAGCATCCTCCGGCGCGACGGTCCCGGGCGGTATCATGTTCGGACTTGCGGGCATTGGGGCCGACAGACCTGGCTGGGGCGGTGTCACCGTTGGATCTGTAGCATAATCAGTTGCAGGTCTAACCATGGAACCCGGAGGCGGTGTTAGCGCCGCCCCGAGCACGTCAGCCGTTTCCCCGGTCGCGGGCGTGGGACTTGGAACCCCTGCCGCATCCAGAACCTGCGCGACCTTCTCCGGCGCAGTCGTAAACATATGCGCGAGTTCCATAGGGTTCATGCCGAGTGTAGCCGCAGTCGCCAGAAGCCACTGCATGGCTTCACTCGGACTCGTCGCGGGTGGAGCCAGCGCACCCGGGAGTGTTCCACCATGAACAAAGCCTCCACCTGGAAGCGGATTTCCGGGCAGAATGCCCGGGGCCGGGATGCCAATAGCCATTGTTAGCTCCTTTTCGCGCCGCGCGAAACCTTTAGATGTTCAACCAAGAAGCAACCTTATCGCCAAGGTTCGGGAACACAGTCGCGGCAGTTCCTGCCGCGCCGAGAGTTCCCAAGATCGGGTCCGTATCCGGGAGATCCTGCGTTGTAGTGGAAGTCCCACCGCGCTGTGCATTGGCAAGAGATGTCAAGCTCTGCGCCGACGTCAATGGAGACGTCTGCTTGAACAGATCTCGATAGACATTTTCATCTCGCTGCGCCTGGGCCTCACCTTGACGCACATCACCCACCGCGGACGTCGTGAGCGCGGGCGTGAGCAGCGAGCCCTGCGTCTGCGGCAAGAGACCCAACGCGTTCAGCTGCGAATTGACATTCGTATTATACAGATTCGACAAGGCACCCTGTTGCGTCCCATAGCGAGCTGTATCCGCGTTCGCGACGTTACCGAACGTAGTCGTCATCGCGTTGAGCCCGGCTTGATAGCCTTCGTTCGCAAGGTTCGCGCTAGTATCGCCAATAGCCGTGGAAGCCTGCCCTGACGCGAGACCTTCCGCAATTCCTTGCCGGGAAGAGCCGAAGTTTCCACTGGTAACAGCATCACCACGAATCGCCGGGAGCTGCTCTGTCGTCAGTTGCTCCGTAATCGGCCGCACAGCGGCATCAATAGCTCCCTGCAACGCCGGGTTCGACTCCGGGTACAAGACCTTCCCCATGAGGAAGTCTAACGCCGCTTGATCGTAGCCCGGCTTGGCTAAAACACTACCACGACCCGCTTGCGAAGGATCGCTCGCCAACAGCTTTGTCGTATAGGCGGAGCCAGCATCGGCAATATTCTGCATTCCCGGGACCGCAGCAAGCGACATTTCTTGCCCGAGAGCCTGCATCGGATCGAACGGCTCAACAAGAGACGTCTCTGGAAGCTGGACACCTTTCTTGCCCGTTTTGTCCCAGTATTTGTTCGTGGCCTTCTTCGTCTTCTTCTCAAGATCCTTCTGGAACTTCGTTTGCTTGGATGAAGACTTGATCTCGTTCGTACCACCGTCGAAAACGCCCATGGCTCATAGTCCTCTACTAGCTAACAGTTTAAGCAACGTCTTCAGGAACGTACGAATCTCCGGAAGACTGCTCACATTCGTGTTTGCCCAAGTATCGATTGTCGGTCCATCCATACTCGCCAGCAACTGGATGAGCTCAGCAACCTGTGGAAGCGCCTTCAGGATCTCGCCCTGGTTCGGCAGAAGCCGCTCGTTGTAGTATTGTTCGAACGTCTTCGGCGGTAGGATGCAGATGATGCCGTCCTCGGGATGACCCGTCCGCTCCCAGCGGGGTTGTCCCAGGTAGTTTGGCTCGATCTCGACCCACTCTTCAACAGTCCCGGGGATAGCGGCCATGTCACTGCACCTTGTATTGGAAAACGAACGCGATCTGGTGGTTGTTCGCTGTCGCCGACTGGAACGTCAGCAAAGCTTGGTCGTTGGTGATGTCGCCGATGATAGTCCCGGTTTCGGTGAAGCCGGGCGCGGTCATGACGCCGCTCAGGTCCATGGTTCCGGTGAGGTTGCTGGCGACCGGCAGGGAGATGCCTATGCTGGTTGTGACCGCTCCTCCAGCGGTCGGGTCTACATCGGCATGTCCGCTGACGATGACACGGTCGGAGAGCCGGGTGTAGAGCGTATTGTACATTGTCGCCGCTGCGGCATTGGAGCCGAGCGCATGGGTCGGCACGTACACACCCGTAGTGATGGGGATGGGCGCCGCGATCGAAGCTACGGTCCACTTGGTGCCCGCACTGTCGTAGGTGTATGTCGGGCCACCCGCCGGGGTATAAGTCTGCCCGTTGGTCGGGCTATTTGGGAAGTCAAAAGCCATCGGGCAACCTCTTCTCTAGAGCTTCTATCCGCGCCATCAGGTCTTGGAGCGATAGCTGCGGCGGATTGTCAGGCAGCTTGCTCGCCGCCAGTCTTCGGTCATAGTACTCCGCGAAAGTCAGCGGCGGCGTCAGCGTGATGACGCCGCTCTCGGGATGATCGATCCGCGCCCAGCGGGTCGGCTCGATCTCGGTCCACTCTTCGACGGTTCCGGGGATTGGTTCTGACATCAGGGTAGCACCGTGTACATGAAGACGCAGGTCATCGCGGCATTGGCTAGTCCCGGTGGATAGTAATTGACGACCCCTCGGTCATTAGCGACGCTGCCGTTCATTTGGATCGCCGCATTGTACGCCCCGACGGCTCCCGCTCCGGACGCATCAAGGTTGGAAGCGAAATTGGTGGCTACCGGCAGCGAAAACTCGAAGCTGGTGGCAGTGGTGGACGCAGTCGGATCAACGTCGCAACGGAAAGCGATGATGACGATGTTCCCGACCTTGAGATAAGTGTTAACGAAAGCTGTGCTTGCCGCGACGTTTGCGCCGTTGGTTATCGTCGGCGTATAGGTTCCGGCAACTATCGTGAGAGTAGCGAGGGCAGTGGATGCCGCTGTGTCGTCGAGCACCGTCTTCATGAAGGCCGAGATGCCGAGACTAGTGGCGAACGCCCCGTACGTCGTCTCTTTGATCAGCTTGCCAGTCGTGCCGTTGAACAGCACCGGAGCGTCGGCGACGCTGGATGCAGGCCCGACGACATCGCCACTGCCGCTGCCCGAAGGACCGGTGGCTCCGGTCGGCCCGGTCGGTCCCGGCACCGTACTGGCTGCTCCCGTTGCGCCAGTCGCTCCAGCAGCCCCTGTCGCACCCGTGGGACCAGCCACGCCTTGGATGCCCTGAGTACCCTGAGTACCCTGTGTACCCGTCGCACCTGTGGCCCCCGTTGGGCCAGCCACGCCCTGAATACCCTGCGTGCCAGTCGCGCCAGTGGCCCCTGTCGGTCCTGCAATGCCCTGAGTACCCTGAGTGCCAGTAGCGCCTGTCGCGCCAGTGGGGCCAGTCGGCCCCGTGCCACCGACGCCCGGCGCGGCGACGACCTCGACCCATTGATTGGACGTGCCGTCTTGGTAGTATACGTAGAGCTTTCCTGTGTCGCTCTCCCACCAGAGGTTCGAGCTATTGGGCGATCCCGGCGAGGCGTCTGCTACCGCAATCGCCGGGCCTTGTGCGCCGGTCGCTCCCGTGGCTCCCGTAGGACCGGGAACCGTACTGGCTGCGCCCGTGGCTCCTGTTGTGCCAGTCGGACCAGTGGGACCGACCACGCCTTGGACACCTTGAATACCCTGAGTGCCCTGAGTGCCGGTAGCTCCTGGCGCACCAGTCGCACCAGTGGGACCGACGACGCCCTGAATGCCCTGAGTACCAGTGGCCCCCGTAGTGCCCGTCGGGCCAGCGACGCCCTGTATGCCCTGCGAGCCAGTTGGTCCTGTCGGCCCCGCGACGCCTTGAATGCCTTGGGTGCCCTGAGTGCCGGTAGCCCCGGTCGCGCCGGTCGCGCCAGTCGGCCCCGCTACACCTTGTGCGCCCGTAGCGCCCGCCGGTCCCTGCGCTCCGGATGTCTCGACCCACTGCGAGCTATTGGCGTCCGTATACCGATAGAACAATTTCCCGGTATCGCTCTCCCACCAGAGCTGGTTGGCGACAGGCGCAGGTGCAGTGTCGGCAGCAATGATGCCAGCCCCAGCCGTGCCAGTAGCTCCCGTGGCCCCCGTCGCGCCTGTTGCGCCTGTTGCTCCAGCGGGACCAGTAGCCCCTGTCGCACCGGCGGGACCGGGAACGGTGCTGGCCGCTCCTGTCGCACCCGTCGCTCCAGTGGGTCCGGAAGGGCCAGTCGGGCCAATGGCCCCGGTCGCGCCTGTAGGACCAGTTGCGCCCCCGCCGGGTCCGGTCGGGCCAGTTGCCCCTGCGGGACCATAACCGCCGACCTCAACCCATTGTGAACTGTTGGCATCAGTATACCAAAAGTAGAGCTTTCCGGTATCGCTCTCCCACCACATTTGGTTCGCAACAGGAGCCGGTGCAGTATCAGCCGCAATAATTCCTGCACCCTGCGGGCCGGTAGCCCCGACTGCACCAGTCGCTCCTGTCGCGCCAGCCGGTCCAGTCGGCCCAGTTGGACCTGCGGGACCACTGCCCGATCCGCCACCACCCCACGGAATCCAGACCGCGCCGTCGTAATAATACGGACCTTCTCCCGAACCTGGATTCCAAGAAGTCCCGTCTGCGTAGACGATCTGACCTTCCCGAGGCTTCTCAGGCGGCGTCGTCAAGACTTCCAAGCGAAGTTCCGTCGGCTCATTAAGACGCTTCGCCTGGGTGTCAAATATCAATCGCACCCACTTTACAATGGCCTTAGACTCTGCGTCCTGCACAGGCGGCGGCTGATCGCCGAGTCTAAAGCCTGCTGAAGCGAGTCTCGAGGTCGCCATTAGTAACGACCTCCACCCCCAAGCTCAAGGTCGTATCCAAAGAGCTTCCAGCTCTCAGCCGTAGTCGAGAAGAAATCCACAGACAGCGTCGCGCCGACCGCAGTTACATCCACGAACCGTGACGTTGCTGGATCATACTCAATAGGAGGACTCCACGTCACGGCCTGGTCGAGCCGGTCCTGCCGACCAATAGATACCATGATCTTGCCCCCACTCACCTTGGGCCAGATCTTTCGGCAGAACTGTCTATCCTTAAAGTCAACAATAGGATCACCACTCCGGCGAAGACCTAATACTGCAAGTTGCTCCCTCCGAACACGGGCCGTAAAGTCTGCACCATCACGAAGCGTGTGTGAATCGTGAACTAAAAACCGTTTATTGAGAGTATCCACCCCAACTGGAAGCCTTCTGTCACTTCGATTCCACGAACCCGTCACAGTATCCCACGTTATGCCCATCATGCTGTTCCAGGTCGCAGGCGACGTCACGTCAATATCCCCGAGCGCTGTATACGGATACGTGTAATCTGCCTCGTAAATAGTTCCGTAGGAGGATGCTCCATAGTTCCAGATCAACGCCCGGTTCACAGTATTGTGACCCGCCTCCGGGTAAACGAACCACATTTCCTTCTGACGCGGATGCGCGAACACATACGCCTTGGTACGACTCACATCGTCAATCTGGTTAAAGAGATACCGGCGCATTCTCTTGGACAGTAAGGGCGTTACACTGCTCCCATCGTGGACAACAATATCATCTTGCGTCACCACAAAATGGTACGCCCCATCACCCGTCAGTCCCACACAGTTTCTTGCCAAGAGCCCGGATCGCGTCAAGAACTGATCAAACTGGAATATGAACTGACCTCCAACCGGGCGCATGAGCCAGGTCGAGTGTTCCTTATAAATGCACATCGACGTGCGCAAAGGCAGCCCGTCAAGAATGCCACCACTTTCAGTGTCAGCGAGGTCATTCTTCCCGCAATCACGTGTAGGATCTGTCTCGTCCCACGATATGGGAATACTCCCCGGGTCCGCCGGATGACTCCAATGGACTAAGTGCGGGAACTTCGTACCGGCAATAGTTGGCGCTAAGGCAACAAGGTACGGCCCGAAGGCTCTTATCACATCGCAACGCTCATTCGCCGGCCAATTCGACAGATCAGCAAAGTCCGTTGTCAGATTATAGCTCGCCCAGAACTGTGGCACATCGATCGTGTTGTTCATGATTGGAACACCACCGAGGAACGTCGATTGCCAATAGGGGCTAGTGCTATAATTCGCAGCGCGACTCACATCTGTTTCTATGCCGGACTCATTGAGCACGTACATGTCTGTCGCGCTCGCGTAAAGCCACCAAATCTGCCCGGTCGGTGTATGAAGCTGAACCGCGAATATAGGATTTCCAGTCAGTACTGTGCTCGGGAACGCGCGCTGCCACCCGGCCATTCTCTCCACGCTATCCGACATGAAGCGGACATTTTCACCCATGGTCCAGGCTTCAGGCGGAAGCTGAAAGCCGGGGACATCCTTGAAGACTCCCACATTTGCAATGTCAGATACTTCAAAATCAGCCAATGGCCGCTAGCGCGGCCATAAAGGCCGCGCTCCTTCTAGTTAGTGTTACGGGGTCAGCTTGTAGAGAATGAAGTACAGATCCACCCGCGCGCCATTCCAAGACGTGACGGCATCGATAAAGAGCGTTGTCGGGCCGGCAGCGAAAGGCAACAGAGCATTCGGCGAAAACGAGTTGTACCCATTCGCGGCCATAGCTTGGCCCGAAGTAATATTGCTTCCACCGAGCGTCGTACCGACTTTTAGCCCGCCAGTGACTGCGGCACCTCCACGCTCTCTCTGGTAACAGATCCCAAGTGCATGTCCCGCAGGGACAGTTGCTTGCGTTGCAGCCGTGATGTCCAGTACACGAAGCTGCTTTTCTTTCGCTCGACTGATAAACTGGGTAATAGCCATTATCTGTTCTCCGTTAGGGACGCTTCGCGTTCCGTGTTGGCTGTCTCGAGGTGAGACGTTTCTGTGAAGTATTCGGTGGTATATACTTCGGTGCGAGCTTACCTCCTTTCGCTAGGGCCGCAGTAGCCTCTACGACGCGATCCTCCGTTCCACGAACACTGTCCGGAGCTGTATACGAGATCCGCATACTGTTGTAGAGATCAATCTCCGCTTGGTTGGGAGCCTCTATCGTGCCGAAGTCCCATTCCTGCTCAGGCGTCGGCTGGCCTGGAACTACCTTGTCCACCAGGAAGTCATAAACGTCCTGTGTGGCCGGATGGTCGAGCACGTCCTCCGGCATCCAGTAGCCGCCCCCTTTTAACGGGACTGGCTCTAATGCGCACAGACCATGTGTGTCCTGCGCGACGGGGGAAAGGCCCAGCACATAAAGGGCTTCGTCCAATGTGAGGCTGATCATGGGATACCCACTCCTGTCATGTAGGTCCGAAGGGCATTGTGAAGGGCAAGGGCTTCAGGATCGGTCAATGCGCCGCCGATGCCACCGGCTGCAATCTGCCCCAGCCAATAAGCACCCATACGGGTCAGAAAGACGATGTTCTCAGTGGGCACTCCGGTCGGAGAGCCGCCACCCGCGCCCATGCTAACGCCATTCTTGTAGATCGTGTTGGCAGGGTTGCCGGTTCTGGTCGATATGTACGAGCCAAGCCCATCGGTATTGGCCCAGTCTACCGTGAAGCCGCTGTTGCGGTTGATCACATACTGAGCGAGATCGGTGGTACTGCGCGGACGAACGACCAGCATGTTTCCGGTTACTAGCCCAACCGCCCCGGCAGTCAGTTGCCCGGCGGTAAGGCTCCAGCCGAAGGCTGACGCACTGGGACCAAGATATTTTGGTGTCGGTGCCGTTGTCGGATTGAACCCGCTGTCGAGGTATGAGGCTGCTGCACCTGTAAAGCCAAGGTCAGCAGCAAATGCTGGCGCAGACACCTCGCTCGCGTTATACGTCCCCGGCGCAATCCAGTTGATTTTAGCTGCTTGACTGTCGGCTGCGGCGAACAGATAGAGCGCATCCAGCTTGGTCCATACGCCAGCCGTCTTCAACGCCACAACAGCTTGGTCAATCAGGTTCTTACGGGCCGTCGTCGGCGGTGTCGTGAACGCGGCGGCAATCGCATTAGTCTCAGCCTGATAGCTGAAAAGGCCGGTCATGTAGGCGTTGAGGGCGTTGTAGAGGGCCGTATGTTCAGCACCACTGAGGCTCTGTCCAAACCCGCCTGCCGCGATCTGCCCGGCCCAGAATGTTCCTTGCCCTTTGAGAAACGACAACTTGAAATTGGCGAGCGTCGTGGATGCCGCCGCGTTCGTGCCTTGGCTCACGCCATTCCGATAACACGTTGTCAGTACAGACGATGACCTGTCGTCCGCCCACAGCCCGGTGGCGTCGGTGCTCGCCACGCTGATATTGGTAGTGCCTTGGTGCATACGGACGATGTTGACATTGCTTGTCCGACGAGGCTGGAACGCTACTGCCGCACTGGTGTCGGCGCCGGCGATATCCGCGTCGAGGGCGGTGCTGGTCAGGCTCCACGCAAACAGGTTTGCGCTGTCGAGCACGTATTTCGGGGATGGCGCGGTCGTCGGCAAGAAAAGGCTATCGAGATATTTGCTCGCCGCTCCGGTGAAGCCTTGATCAGCCGCGAAGGCGGGCGCACCAACCTCAGTGGCATTGTACGTTCCCGGCTGCTTCCAGTTGACTTTTGCGGCTTGGCTGTCGGCTGCGGCGAACGCATACAACGCGTCCAGCTTGTTCCAAATACCGGCCTTGACCAAATCAAGCACGCAGGCGCGGATAAGCGCGACCCGGCCCGCCGTTGGTGGCGTGGTGAACGCGGCGACGATCTTCTCGACGGCTATGTCGGCAAGGTAGCCAGCCAGAGCGTTGTAAAGAGCAACATGCTCCGCTGTCGATAATTGCGAACCAAAACCACCGAAAGTCGCCGTGCCGGGCCATATGTTTGAATGGCGCAGCAGACACACAGCACCATTTATCAACGGCGTGGACGACAGCGGCGTGGCTACCTTTGAAACACCGTCCTTGTAGACCTCCTTGGCCGTGGCACCACGTCGTGACCCGGAGAAGAACCCTGAACCATCTGTATTTGGGAATGTATAGGCTCCACCATCGTTAACATAAAAGTAGCAAAGGTTAGACAGTCTCGCTAGAACGAGCGAAGTGACTGTCGAATTAAACCCGATTATACCCCCGTTGCTATCGATGTTGGACAAACTCCAAGCGAATATGCTTGCATCGTCTCTGAGGTATTTCGGGGATGGCGCAATAGTCGGGTTAAACGTAGTGTCAAGATAGGACACTCCACCACCCGTAAAGCCCACATCGGCGGCGAACGTAGGACCGCTCACCTCTACCAGCGTGTATGTGCCGGGAGCCTTCCAGTTGATCTTGGCTGCTTGGCTATCCGCCGCACCAAGTGCGTACAGGACGTCGAGCTTCGCCCAGACGCCCCCCGCCTTGAGCGCCACCACGCAGTTGTCGATGGCCGTCTTGCGCTGGGTCGTCGGTGGCGTGGTGAAGCTGGCGAAGATCGCATCGGACGCCGGATCATAACCCGACGCAACGCTCCCGCCCCCACCAAAGACGGCGGGCCAGGTCACTTTCAGCGAGAGCCCCAACATTTTTTAACCTTCGGTTAAAAAATTGCAACAATAGCAGTGGCTGTCGTCGCAGCCATCACTTTATTGCACGCAATCGGAAGCAGAGTCCCTGCCGGAACTCCAGTAATTGTCACCGCGACCGTGTCGTGCATCGCAATCACAGATAGATTGCCCGCGCCACCGATCCACAGAGAGCGACAATTGACCGCTGTCGAATCACTCGGCACGACCGCAGCCAGTCGCGTCCCTGGGCTATCACTACCTATTGCCATTTTTCAGCTCCTAGATGTTGCTCAGCATTCCATTGTTGCCCACGAAGCCAGTATTGCTAGGAACCGTTGGCTTCGACGAATACGTATTGGTCGGCGTCGCAGTTGGCTTCGGTGCTGGCGTCGTTGTCACCGGCGCGCCCGAGGTCGCATTCGACCACGTAACCGACGACGCGGGTGGCCGTTCAGGCGTCGTCAACGTGCTTATCGGCGGCCCTCCAGTCGGCACCCAAGAGCCAGTCGACGCACTGTACGTCTCAGGTACGCCCTGGCCCGTTAACGACGTCCGGCTAGCATAGCCATCATCAAACGACGTGACACGATATCCATTCTGATCGTACGCGGCAAACTCCGTCCCGTCATTAGTCTTGCCGACAAAGGCATTTTGCGCAGCGAGCGGAGACCTTCCCTTGAAAGCTGACGGTGCCAACGGCTGGAAATCTGCGGCACTTCGTGCGGCTGGAGCCTTCCCGCTCACAGTATCCCGAGGCGCAGCAACAGGAGGAGCGGCTGGCGCGGGAGCGGCTGGCGCCGCTCCCCGTTGCGGAACTGGCACATCATAACTATTACTACTAATACGTGCCGTGGGAAGGCTACTCGGCTGGATACGACTCTGATCTTTCGACGGTACAGCCGGTGCAGCCGAAGACGGCTGCACAGGCGCCGTCGTTGCCGGAGGCGGCTTCGCTGGAGTCGTCAAATCGAGATCATCCGGCGACACGACTGTAGTCCGCCCAGCAATTGTCTCCGTCTCAGGCAAAAGCCCAATATTAAACGCCGAATCCGGCCCGTAGATAATACTCTCAAGCGTGCTCTTGACACGCTCACCAACAGATGGCACCTGCTCAATAGCAGACTCAAGCCTTTGATCACTTCTTGTATCGTAGGATTGCTGCATCTGCTCGGGTGAAGGGCCCGCCGGAGGAGGATTCGTATCCGTAATGACCGCACCCGCGCCCAGCGTCGGCGGCGGAGGAGCCGTCACCGAAGGCGCAGCCTGTACCACAGACTGTCTTTGCGGTGGGTTCTCCATCTGCATCTCATCCGCGAGCCCGGGCGAGAGCGTCAGCGATCCCGCCGCCGAAGGTGCCTCCGGCACCTTCGGGGGTGCCCCGAATCCGCGAGACAGCTCATCCTCAGTTATATCCGGCTGCGGCATGTCCACAGGCCACTGATCGGGAGGAACCGACGGTGACTGCGGCTGCGGTGCAGCCGCCGGGGTCGACATTTCCGACGGCCACTCACTCGGCGGCACAGACGGCGACGGAGGCGCGGGTGCCGCTTCAGCCGCCCCCGGGCGCATTGGCGGAGTCGGCGGCCCGATAGCTCCCGGCACATCGAGCACAGTCCCGATCTGCAGTCGCTTCTCGGCACCTTTCGGAATATTATTCGCTGCCGCGATTTCCGGCCACCGCTGACCGTCCCCGAGGTGGTCCTTGGCAATCTCCCAGAGCGTATCGCCTTTCTGGACCTTCACACGTAAGGGAGTCGCAGTCGACCCACCAATGTCCAGTAATGTTGCCTCGGACTCAGGGTCTGTCCCAGCAACCGGCTCCTCGGTCGGCACGTCCGGTCCCAAGTATTTTTCCATCGACCTCGGAGACAACGTAGGCCGAAGGCCCTCGGCCGGTGGCGCTCCCGATACAGGATTCTCAACAAACCTTGCGAGCTTCGGCGGCACGACCGGCGACGCCAGCCCGGCCTGTGGAGCCCCGAGCGCGACCGATTGCGCCGCCTGCACAGTCTCTCCCTGATACGGGTTCGACCCGTTCTCGACCTGAATCATTGCATCAACAAATGCAGGCCCGAGCACAGGATCCTTTATATTGAACGGTTGATCGGGAGGAATCCCCATCTGTCGCGCGACTTCAGCGGCATACGCCTTACTGTTGTTCTCCCCAGGAGGAGCCCATTTCGCAATACGCTCCGTGACCGTGGTCTGACCTCCAGACTCATACTTCCCCTGAAGCGCATAGATGGCCGCGATCCCCTGCTCCGGCGTCGGAAAGACCGCAAACCGCCCATCACTGCGTGTAGCGCCTTGAGACTTGGCAAACGCCCCGAACTCAATATTCCCCGGATTGTTATTACGAATACCTCGGGCAGACCCTATTAATGTATCTGTTCCGACTCCACCTTGAATATCTTCACTTGACGCGCCAGCAGCACCTTCTGGCCCAAGGGCTCCTCCCGCACCAGCCTCGCCGGGAACGGCAGTTGCTTCCTCTCCTGTCGAAACTACCGCCGCGTCTGCGGCCACAGGCGTGGCCTCCGCGGGAGGCGTTACCGGATCACCGAAGCTCGTAAAATACGTTCCCGTCCACGGATCGCGGAACGCTGTGATGGTCCGCCCGGTGCTGTCCTGCCAAGCTAAAGCTTGCGTCGGGCCAGAGGTCCCATTACCACCACCAAGGGCATTCGACGACGTACCTCGTTGCCAATTAGCGCCTGAAGGCCCGCTCGGCGAAAACTGCGGGTCTGGCCCCATGTTGTTCAGAAAGCCATTAGGATTAAGCAAGGTCTGTTTAGCTAAGTAAGGCACACCAAGGAGCCCCGGCAAATGAGCGGGAATACCTCCACGCTCACGCTTTTTCAAGAAACCTCTCTCGTTCGTAGCCATTGGCATTGCCTACGGTAATGCCACGCCGAGGCCGGGAAGTACCGCCCTCAGCAACCAAAGCAACGCGAGCAACGCAAATATGACCCAAATGATCTGCACGACCTTCCCAGGAATAGGCCACCCAAGGACAGTCTCGAGTACATAGAACACAACCCACAAGATCAGTGCTGCGACGCAGATATAGATCAGCGCATAGATAACAGCTTCGATCATAGCGGCTCTCCTATTGTAGCGACAGTAATCGCCTGAAGGAACGTAGCATGATAGCCCGCAATCAGCTCATCGTCATCGTTGCCATTGATGATCTGGCGAGCATTGATCGGATCGTCGGTCGTGGCGTTGAAATAGTCACCAAGCTTGCGCTGGGTGAACCACCCCTCGGCCATGCCACGAAACAGGATGCGGGTCGCGATCAGACTATCGCGCGCCATCTCGGGGTGCTCGACCAGATCCCGCTCATCGACCAACGACAGCACCGTCGAGGCGTAGCGATAGTTCTCTTCCCACGTCAGCATGACGAAGCCCCGGCCGATGTAGGGCCAATAATCCTTGCCTTGCAGATACTCGTCGGACCCGTACTCGACTATCGGCCACATCCGGGTGGCAGTCTCATGGTAGGTGGTCGCCAGCATGTACGCGAGCCAGCGCTCATCGCTCATCGGGGTGCCGCCAGCTTGATATTCCCAGACGGCTAGGATGACCGACATACCATCGACCTGGACCTGTTGCAGGGCCCCACCGAAGAGCGGCCCCCTGACAGCATCGAAGAACAGATCCCGGTCGATCATGGCTTTGTCCAGGTTCCTGCAATGAAGCCGGCCAAGAGACCGACTATCGCCCCACCAATCGCGGTCAACGCCTGATTCCCCACTTCACCTAGCGACCTTCCCATTAACGCCGGAACGCCCACACCTACAACCAGCATCAGTCCCAGCGACACCGCGAGCACTAAAGCAGCCAGACCTCTGTAGTCGGGCTCCTGCACGCTAGACCCCGACAACAGTAAGTCCAGCACCCGGAGCCGCAAGCTGAGCAAATCCCCACGTTGTCCCGCGCTTAACCAAGATACGATCCCCTGTCAAGACCCCGCCAAAGCCAGATACTATCTGGTTAAGAATACTTTGTGTATAGAGATTACTCGCAAAAGGATCAGTCCCCCCAAGAAGGAGCCCAACATTCGACTCAATCAAACCTGTGACACGAATACGATCTACCATCCCGGAGATAGACGCATGGGTCCCAGGCGTCCCCCAATAAATCGACGTGTTCAGCGTCGGAATGACCAGAGCTTGATTGAAATAATGACCTTCTACTGCGTTATACGTGAGCCTTCCCTGACCCGCGCCAACACTATGTTGGATAGACGCGCTATTCGGCCACAAGACAGCGCCAGTCGCTACAAGAGACATCGATGCCCAAGGGAACGCTGGGAGTCCCAGAGCTTGCCCCCCGGGCGTAGGATACAGCCCGAGGCTATCGAATTTCATTCTCGGTCCCACTGAGCCCGCAACCGCCAGATTGAAATACAGTGCCCCATCTTCACTAACCGCCGAGGCATCCGTAATCTGGGCAACAATACTCGCGTAAAGTGTCTTGGTACCACCGGCGTCTTTTCCCCAGAACTCGATTCCACCCAGAAAATCAGAGATAGCGGGACTCGCTGAATTCCGATACAGACTCAAAAGCGGACCAGCGGTCCCTGCAGGATCCGTCGACACAAGCTCGATCGGCGTACCACCGACCGCAGCCGTGCTAAAGATCGCCGCGGGTGACCCCGCAAAGGTCTGCGACTGGCTCCACGTATGCGGCAGATCGACAAAGGCCGCAGACGTGCCCGGGAAAGTATTCTGCAACACAGTCTTAATCAGTCGCAGATGGTCGTCGCCCTCAGAAACGTCATCAGGTCCCGGCGGAAGACTCGGAGACAACGAGGCAATATACGTCGCGGACTCAACGGTCATTGCGCGGCTCCCACGGCATACGGGCGATTCCCGGACTTACGGATCTCTGCATCAATCATCATACGACCGAGCGCGGATTGGTACATTTGAAGGAAACGGTCCTCCGCTTCCGGGTACTCGAGGTCTCGAGCAATCGCAACCCCGGCCGCGCCGATAAGTATTGGCGCGCCATACGTCAGCCACTGATTACTGCTGGCGTCGGAGACGCCAGCAAGATCCGCGTCATGCGCGTACCAGGTAGCAGTCAGACTGTAATCAATCGTCGGTATCGGGCGAACGTGAATGTGTCCCTCATGGAAAGCCCACCAACGCGGGTTGCCAGTGAGTACTTCGTACTCACTGTCCACGCCGAGCTTCAACAATGCATCATAGTCAACCGGAGACAGGATGCGATCCTGACGAATAGACACTAACGAATGGCTGATATCAGTATCTTCCACAAACCGTATGAAGTTAACAGGAATGGTGATTTTGCCCTCGGCAAAATCACTATCGAGCGTCGTGACCGTGGCAAACGTATTCGTATCAGACACCAGCCACCAAGGCAGAGTACTGCCCTCCTCGAGCTCGGTTTGTTTCATCCGAAGCTCGAGAAGGATTGCCTCAGCCAGGTCAGTGCGAAAGCCCAGCCCCTGTTGGATCCGAGCTATTGCCTGGGCTTTGGTCAGCGCCACCATCGACTACCGCTCCATCCAAAATGGGCCCTTGACAACCCTCGTCAGGGGCCCTTTTTGCCGCCTTATCCATCGTCGCAATCCACTCGAGCACCTCCATCCGGGCCCCGGTCAGAAGCACTATGGACTGCTGAATGGCATCAGCGCGCTTTACAAGGTCATCTCGAGTCATATTAAGCGGTCGAGATGCCAAGGACATACCACGTCGTACCATTACAGATAAACGTGGCCGACGTAGCGGTAAGCAGCGCAAGGATGGTAGTCGTATTCGAATCATCCTTCACAGTGAGCGTTCCCGCCCCTGTGTTGACGATCTGAATATGCTGCCCATCGGCCTCGGGCGGAAGGAGCACGATGTTACCAGCTGCGGACCCGATGAACATCAAACTCGGCATACTGGCCGTGAGCGTCATCGTGGCAGTAATCGTCTGCTTCAGGTTGCGATACCTCATGTTACCGCCAATAATACTATTGGAGATATCCGAACCCTCGATTGTTTGGCGCATGACAGTAATCCTTCATTTCGGATTCCTGGGCGGGAAGGATTTCCCGCCCATTGGATTCGCACGGCGCTACGCGCCGCCAGAGCTACAACTCAGCCCGCAGTCACGTTATCGAGGATACCCATGGTCATTCCGCCACCGTCGACGAACCAACCACCCTCAGTGAGCCAGAACCCACGCCGGACATCCTCGTCCTTCATCTGGACATCATCATTGTTGACCGTATTGCGCCCCTTCATGTAGCACCATTTCAGAGCCGCGAAGTCCAGAATGTAGAACGAGTTCTTGAACGTGGGGTGATGCGACAGCAGCGGATGCGTCTTGAAGAGCAGCCGACCCCAGGGCATCTTCAGCTCCTGGAAGTCGAGGCCCCACATCTTGATAGTGTCGCCCATCTGCATCTGGACGGAATCTTCCGCCTTGATGATCTTCGCCATGGCGAGAGCACCGCTCATGCCAGTGAAGCACACGCGGGTATCACCCCCGAGTTCACCACTTGCAGTAAACTTCCAGAGCGGCTCAAGCGCCGACAGGATAGTATCAGTAGTAGCCGGGACCGTGAACGCAGTCACATTGGTCGCCGGCACGAAGGCCCGCAGTCCGCCCGTGTAACGAAGCGGCTTGCCGTTGTCACCAGTGGTCTCAGTCTTCCGATAGGCATAGAGCAAAGTGTGCTCGATGTCTCTCGAATGGTCGTACATCTTCCGCTTCTTGTCATTCGACCACGGATCACCAGTACGCGCCTCAGTGACGTTGGCAGTCTTCGTCAGCTCATACGTAGTCTTGAAGATCTGCGTATAGTTGCTGAACTTCACAGGGTTCCGACTGACAGCACGAGGCGCCGCAGTCCCCTCAGCATACGCCGAACCAATCAAGAGCAGGAAGGATCCTGAAGCAATGCTCGCAGGAGTCGACCCGGCCGCGCCGCGCTGGACTGTGAAGCCCGTGTCACCAAGGACTTCCGTAACCAGCAGATACTCCGGCGTCCCAAAGGCACCAGCCGGGGGCTCCACTAAGAGCAGATCGCCCGGCTTAAGGTGCGTGGCAGTCCCATACGCGACACCGAAGGACGTAGCCGTGGGATCGACCGAGTTGACAGTAATAGTCGTATCACCAGCGATCAGAGCTCCCGAGGTCTGAAGCCGGACAATAGTGTTCGTCTCAGCCCACCAGGAGTATTCCGGATCACTTACTGTCTTTTCAGATGCGCGCCCGGTCATCGCGAAGATGGGCGCAGATCCATTCGGATTCATCCACAGAATCGTGTTGCGGAAATCCTTGGGACGCTCATCGACGCCCCAGTCGCCCGTTCCGCGCAGGCCATTGATAGCACTCATTTAATTTCCCCTTCGGGGAAATTAACCACGCACAGCTAATCGCCCCAGTCGACCAGTGCGCCCGCGAACGGGTCATGGTTCGGTTGTGCCGGACCTCCACGGCTGCCTGCTGACGCGGCTGCCGGAAGGTGCTGTTGCGCCACAACCCGCGGAGCGGGTTGTGGACCACGACCTGGTTGCTGCTGTGTCTGTCCCTGCGGCGGGGCTTGAATATTCAAATGGTTCATAGCCAGCCGACCGATCTCATCGATCCTCTGCTCGAGGGGCATCTGCGGGAAGCTCGCCTTGTAGATATTGGCGAACCTCTGCACAGTCTCGAAATGCCGGGGATCTTTCAGATGCGGGAACTTATTGTAGAAGGCATCCGACGCAGACCGTTGCGTCGTGGTCGCCTTCACGTGGTTCGAGACAATCAGCGGAACCTGATCGATCATAAGCTTCTGCGCAGCGGAGATCGCAGTGAACAATGTCCGAGCCAAGAGTTTTGGCAAGGCCACCTGCGGTGACTGCTCCAGCGCAATCATGTCCTCATCACTGAGCGCGAACTGCTCATTAGCAATCTTCTCGATTAAGGCATTACGACCTTCATCCCACGCGCGCGCGAAATCTTCCGGTGACTCAATAACCCGGCTCGCGCCGGGTTGAGCCAGAGGCTGTGGCTGTGCTTGTGGAGCCGCTTGCGGCGGCTGAGTTGGTTGCGGTTGAACAGGTTGCGCAGTCGCGGCTACCGGCGGCTGGACATTAGTAGGAGCGACAACTGCGGCGGGCGCAGTTGGGTCTTCCACTTTGACCGACGGTCCCGCGGCGGGCGTACCGCCCGCCGAAGGTATTGTAATTGAATCGAAGTCCTGGTCCATGTCCAGGCCCTCGAACGAAGTCCCGCCTCCAGCGGGCCCGGACGAAAAGCCTGTAGTATTGGAAGATCCACCGGAGCTTCCACCTGACGGAGCCGCTTCGCCGCCTGACGGCGCGGGGCTACTTGCTGGTGCTTCGTCAGCCATTCGTCACTTCCTCTGACTCATCTGACTCTAAAAGCTGGTGCATCTCGGCCACGATGCGCGCGGGCGTTTCCATTGTCAACTCGATCCCACGCAGGGTGCCCTTTTGGTATTCCTGCTCGAGCACAGAGTCCCACGACTTCAAGGGCGGCGTGAGTGTCAAGAACACTTGATTGCCGCGTTCGGAGACGAAAGTGGCAAAAGCCTTCCAACCCTCAGTCTTGAGCATCTCTTCCATTAAGTGCCCCATACGAATGCGCTCGCGCTCCTCGTCCTTGAGCATCAGGCGACGCCTCCAGTAGCTTTTGCGGAACCTCCTGCGGAGGCAGCCCCAACATTGGTCGCGCCTGACCCTCCGGGTCCGTTAATGGGGATGATGTTCCCCGCTTGAGCTTGCGCCATAAGCTGTTCGGGAGAGCCCTGCTGAATCTTGAATCGATCAAGGTTCTTGATCCCTCCCATTTGGGCCATCCACCCGAATATCTTCCCGAGGTCATACTGCATAATGATCTGCGGGATCTGCGCAATATTCGCAATGAGTTCCTTCCAAAGCGTCAATTGTGCGAACCGATCAATGGGGAGCGTCCCGTCCACACCAACGAAGTCGTACTGTCCCAAGATCGACTCTGGGGAGACATCCAGAAAACCGGGTCCTGCCATGTTTGCGAGATCGCCAACGAGGCGGAGCTTACGCTCCGCAGAGTAGAACTGCTGGCTGGTCTGGATGAGCCTCTGCGTATGCGGGGCGAACCCCGCGGCTGACATATATTCTGCATTGGTCTTAAGTCTGTTGACACCGAAGCCAGTACTTGTGCGAACTTCCGTTGCAGTCTTCCGCCCCGTGGACTGCATCATTCCAAGTATTTGGTCGTTAATGCCATATATCCGTTCTCCAATACCGAACATCGTCTGGAGATCCGTCATATGGTTCCCAGTCACATCATTGATCTGAACCTGCTTGTAGAAGGTATCGATATCTTGGCCGAACGCCTCAGGTCGGAGCCTCCACACGAAGCCGGCCCCGCCCTTCTCGACATCTTTCATCACGATCTTCGTCGGATCTATAATATATCCATTATTAAGAGTAGCACGAACGTTAAACATATGGCTATTAAGAAGCCAGTCCATAGTGTCCTGTATTGGAGCTTGCGTCTCCGGGATGCCTCTATTGTGCGTTCCGTAGGACTCGATCTCAGGCTCAAGTAGGCTAACCGGGAATTGCCCATGGACGGCTCCAAGCGGTTGCGCCCCGATTATTGTCTCGTGATCAGTGGTCATCGTGAAGACCCACTTCTCGGGCCAGTCCGTACCACCGAGACCCCACTCTTCCGGAATCAAATCGACGTATATTTCATAAACTGGCACGACTGCCGGGTGCGGGAGCTGGTTGAACGTGTCCATCGACCAGTCAGCAATCGGGCGCTCAAGATTGCTCGAGCCCTCGCCCATGGTCTTGTCCATCTGGTGATGCGTCCCGCGAAGCATGTCGACATTCGTGTACATGCCGCGCTTGGCTCGACGTACGAGTTCGTTCCACATCAATCGGCAGCGGACGGCGAAGAATTCCCCCTTTTGGTAGTTACCAGCTGTGACGCGCGGATCAGGGAACGCGTCAAAGGGCGAGATATTATAGTGTTTGTTCCCAGAGTATCCATCGACGCGACGCGTCACTTGGACCTTTTGGGTCTTCTCCGGATTGCGCTCGTCGGGGACTTCCTCGATTGTGGTATATTGGATTCGCTCTTCGTCCCAATAGGAGCCGAGCCAACCTTCGCCGTACTTGGCTGCATCGTAGAACCACAGAAAGTAAGGTGCAAGTGCTTGACCGACATCGAGTTGATATGCCAGCAGTGCTTCGACTGCTTGAATCTGCATTTCTCCTTCGCCATGGCGCCCGGTGACCTGATGGACTGGGTTACGGGACAAGAACACACTCGTCCAATAAGTGTGCGCTGCCATCGTTTGTGCGAACGTATAAGGGACCTGGATGGTCGTATAAGTCGGCTCGCCGCCTTTGCGGCGCGCCTTGCGACGAGCATCGGCATCCGACTCAGGAATATAAGCGAGCACCCTGTCTTCCGCATCCGACCAACGCTGGTGGTGCTTCTCCTGTTCGGACTCCGCAATCTTCATGCGGGCGGAGAGCCGCGACTTGATCATATCGTACAGAGGATTAGTCGGCTTAAGGTCACGAGTCAACTGGAAGTAACCTTGCGGCGCTGGAGCAGCCTGCGGCTGCTCCATGCCGGGGAGCATTCCTTGCGTGGGATCGGGAATAGACATGAGATCTGGTTGGCTCGCAACGCCGCCAAGCATCGTCCCGGGGAACCCGCCACTACTCATGGACATGCCCTCTTGAATTCAATCTCTGGATAGTCGTCATTATCACCCCCGGACGACCAATCATCATCCGCGAGCTCGAGGTACGGATTCACCAAATCACTCATACCTAACGCGACCATGTCCAGCAAATCCTCATGCGGAATCGCCGGGTACGTCTCGAACTGCGCGATAAAGTCGCTATGGGTCTTCGAAATGAAGAACCGGCCTTGGCTCGCCGGGCCCTGAAGCGTGGACACGATGCGATTGAACTTCGAGCGCTTGTCCCCGGCCAAAGTATTGACGGGCCAGAAACGCCTCTGCCGACCCATTTCCTTCTCGAGGACGTACTTCAGCACACGCTCATAGTTAATGCCTTGAATAACGAGGCGCGCGGCTCGCCACTTGGACGCAAGTCCAAATGCAGTCATCACTGTCCAGTCCGGATTGTGTCCACGCTCACGGTTCTTTTCATAATCCAATAGGTAATAGTTTCCGCGAAAGCGACCCACGACCCCGACTGTCTCGAAGTCCTTCTTATTGAGACCCTTTGCGAGCTGCACATCTGAAGGCGGTGGTACAGGATCGATCGCGACCACGCAGAACATCGGGGGAGGTCGCTGCGCGTCTTCATCCCAATAGCGAAGCCAGTTCACGCGGAAAGCACTGCGCTCGGCAGTGACGAGCTTACACTCATTTTCCGCGGCCCAGGAAGAGTACCTGTTCATCTGTATCGCCGCGAGCTTCTCCTTACGCAGGTCAAGCGTCGGCTTCACATGCTCCCACGCCGACCGTTGATGCTCGACGGGAAGGTCCTCAGTCTCTGGCGTCCAGCAGGAAAAGCGCGCGCTTACGAACAATGGGTCCTTCGTTGCAATACCTGTGAGGTCGTCCGGGTTGTGCGGCGTATTCAGCAATACGAGCTTCGCATTCGGTTCATCCGAGCGCGGGGCAAGGCTCTCTTTGAGAGCCTTGTAGACTAGGTCGTTGACTTTGTTCCGCTGGTCAGGAGTCGCCGTATTCTCATCCGTCAGACCATCGTCAATAACAATAAGATCAGGACGGTAATCATCAAAGTTAATGCCGCGAATATTGCCAGTGATTCCCGCGCCGAGAATCCAAACTGGTCTCTCATCCACGCCGACGTAGATTTCAATTTCTGTCTCATTCCATTTCGCGCCCGGTCGTAGGCCGAACGTCCGCGCGAACTCCGTGGGGACAAATGCCCCAGTCGAAGGGTCTCGATTAGCAATATTCCGTTGTAGCCACATAATTGATCGGCGAGCGTGATCTTCACTAGCTCCGATATAGAGGATCGTGTGGGAGAGCCCGTAGGCGATTCGCTTCGCTGCGAAGACTCGGAGCTTCGTTGTCTTCGCGAATCCTCGCGGCGCGACGAGGTTGAGGTATCTGATGGATGTGTCATCGAGTAGTCGATCCCAGACTTCATGCATCGGGGGTGGTCTGTCCCGCATCGCGCGCGGGAAAAAGGTCGACCCGAAGAGACCAGTGTCAACCGCGCAAAGCGCGATTAACTCTCCCAGGTCGACAGTCTCTGGCTGAGGGGAGGTAGAATCAGCCATTACTCAGATATCCGTTTGCTTCTTCACACCGATCAACTGATCGGAGGCGATTGCTTCATAGGGATCTGTGAACAGTTTACCGAAAAGATCCTTCAGCGCAGGGTGCAGCGACATCGAGGGATCAGCGGCGGGAGCCGCCACGGCGGTTCCCGCCGTGGACTGCACTGGAGCCGGTGGAGGCTGACTGAGGAAATCAGTCAAGAACTGTGCGGTTCGCGGATCTTTCTCCGGCAGGAACTTCATTTCCATTACCGCCATTGGAACACAGTAAAGCCGCTTCGCGGCTTCCCTTCTATGTCAGTAATGCGTTCAATGCGGGAGACGGGCTCCGGCAGACGAACCGCGGGGTCGAACGAACGACAGATCTCAAGGACACCGACCTGTCGGTTGCCGGAGGCCACCGACACTACGGGCTCGTACAGATGCCGCAACTGCCACCAGGCATCGACCGAATGCGTCCGTTTGACCTCGATCACAACAATATATGTACCTAAGTCAAGAATCGCATCCGGCTGGCAGTAGCGCATTCCGTGGTTATCCACGAGCTGATACCACGGAGCTTCGTGCAACCGCGCCGGGAATACGTCACGTAAAAACGCCATGACACGCTTTTCGTAACGCTTCCCGGCGCGCTGAGCGGCGGAGCCCGCCGGGCTCATGTTGAAGTACCCCGTAGGGGTCCGCCACGCATTCTCGAGATTGTAGACGGGAGTCAACCACGCAGGACAAGCCGGGAGTGTACCTGCCGTGGGCGCCGTCGCGCCCACGGGAAGACCTAGACTCCCTAGGTCGATCATTGATCGGTCCCCACGACCACGGCATCCTCGTATTCGAACTTAGCAGGTGGGACCGGGCGCGTGGCCGCGCCCGTGTATGAGGAGTCAGCACTCGATACTGTCCCACCCGCGGGGCTGAAGGCCCCGCTTGGAGCAAAGGTGCGTCTCTGCTCCATGCTACTATCTGTCACAGAAGCCGTGACTATCTCACGAGCGCGGGCTTCGCCCGCTGCGGCATTGTCAGCCTGGATCGAGCGCAAACGCTCCCGGGCTTTGTCAATCTGGTCGCGCGAGGCGAGCATCACAGTGTTCGTGCCAATGTTCACTTGCGCGGCTGGAGCCGGAGGCGCGAGACCGAAGCCGAGGGCCTTACTCGCTTGGATCAGCGTGTCGACCTTCTGGTTGAAGCCGAGACCCTGCGGGTTCTCCTTCATGTGACGCAAGGTGAGATCCGCGGACGCTATTGCGACCTCAGCGATCTTATCCGCGACAGAGTCACGAATCGCCTCATTCACGACTACCCGCCGTTGCGCGTAGTGGGCCTGGAATGCGTCCGAGCGCATCACCATCGAGATCCAGACCTGCCCGCGGCCGAGGACTTCGGCGATCTCGCCGTAGGTCGCGCCCGGATTCGCTAACAGATGATCGATGATTGTGTCGTAGTGCCAGGTGCTCACGCGAATGCGCGGCGCTTCCCGCGCGGGCTGCCGGGAGCTCTTAGGGTCAAACAATGCGGAGAACTGGCTCATGGGGGGACCATGGGCGCGTAGCGCCCACCTGTCAACCGTCAACTGAAAAGGGTGCCATTCGTTTGCAATTCGATGTGACGTCGCGGAAGTGGTCTTGTGATAGCGAGGGCGGACCCCACCTGGGGGGACTATAGGGGGTATGCTCAATACGGGGTAGCTAGCGAAGCGATCGACCGACTAGGTCGATCACCTTATACTACCCCGAGATGCGAAGCATCGAGGTCGAATTTTTTAGCTATCACCGACAGAGAAGGGAGGCGGACTTGCCGCCTCCCCGACTTGGTGCTCTCGACTTAGCGACTAGCTGAAGTCGTCGTCTGCGATCGACTCCACGGCTACGGCGACCTTCCCGGTGAGGCGCTTGTACTCTTCCTCGACTCCGGGGATCGTCATACAGGCGCTCTTGTACGACTTGCCATCCGGCTGCGCCTTCCCGGCAATGGTGCCGCCGTCCTTGAACCCCGCGCGAATCTTCGACTCGGTGTACGGCTTCCCGAGGTTGGTGAGCACAGTCGCCATTGCCTCGAAAAGCTTGTCCTCGTCGACCGGCGCGCGACCTCCGCCAGTCCCGGAGAGATCGCCCCAGTCGCCGTCCACGAGTCGCGCCATGCGCTGCGCGGCCTTGCCCGAATCGCCGATCTCCGCCGCGCCGCGCCCCGCGTTGCGGAGCTCGATCTTCGCTCCGGCCACGGCGAGCATCGTGGCGATCTTCCCGGCCTCGACGCCCGGGATCTGGTACTTCAAGCCACCACCGGCCAGCGGGACATACTCGATGCCCGTGGCCGACTCGATGTCATCGACCTGCGAGCCCGAGGCGTCGATGAAGAAATAGTCCGCCTTTTTCTCGCGCGGGCCCTTGGCGGGCGTTGCGTTCACTTCGCTCATTTGTCTGACTCCATTTCGGCCGCGGCACCATGCCTTGGCCGACTCGCACTATGCCACCCAATTGTGGCAACAATATGGCGCGACCAAAATAATCTCACCTATCTGCGCCTCGCGGCGCAGATGGCTCCCAATTGCCAGCCACTCTCCAGCGTAGGGCGCCACAGCGGGCGGGAGGCTGTTTGCTGGGGCGGGCGTGGCCCGCCATTGCGTTTCGCTGGGGTGGCCGGTACTGGCCTAGCCCGTTGCGCTATCGCGCAACGTAGGGCCCTCCCCGCCCACTAGAGAGGGCCCCGCCATACCGCCCGGATTCCGTAGGGTTCACTATAGTCTGCCCTATTATCCCCCTATGGACTGCCCTATTATCCCCTAGGGGAGCCCCGAATCGGCCCCGCCAATGGGCCCATGACAGGGGTCGTCATGGGCCCATGCACATTGTTCTGTCGGGGTTGGGCTCCCCATTCAGAGCATACCCTTTGCTCGAGGTTATACCTCTTGCTCCCTATCCTATGACGTAAGAATTTTTTTTTTATTCATAGAGAGGGGGACCTAAGGGCCATTACGTCACACCATGTTAGGTCAGAGCACTGTTACGTCACCCCCCATAGTCGCACCAGCCCGGCTGGTAGGGAGGGGGACCCCGGTTTTCGATTCCATGTAGAGACTAATAGGGCTCCAATAGAGCACACAATAGGGATATAATAGTGAACCCTACGGTTTGCTTACGGTATAGCGGGCCCATCTTCCACTAATACAACCCATGGGTTGTAGACAACGGGCCCTTTCTATGCGATACTACTTATGGGCGTGGACCTTGAGTCGCGCCGCCTTACCTAGTTCGAGCCAACCACGGAGCTACACCATGAAGACGCAACTCACCACCCTCAGCATGAGGCTTGATGCACTCATCGCCTCCGCTGAGGACAAGGCCGACAGCGACAACGAAAAGACCGCAGAGCGCTACGAGACCATCATCGAGTGCCTTCAGGCCGCGCACGAGAGCATCGAGGAGGCCATCGCGGCCTTCGACGACTAGGCGCTACGCACCTCATTCTCACGGAGCTATCCCCCCATGACAACCACAATCCGCTTCAATACCGGCCGGAAGTACACTTCAGACGGCCAACTCATCGTCGCCACCCTCCACGACGACCGGACTGTAACCTTTATGGATCACTCTCGCGGCATCAGCGGCCAGTTCGAGCTCGGCCTACCGGCCGATCTCTCTGAGAGCATCGTTATGGACCACTACGACAATCTCCACTACCAGAACGGCGCCCGCTCATGGAACGATGGAATGTCCCGCGGCGGATGCAATAGTCGCTAGTATCACCTCGGGGAGCGGCATTGCCGCTCCCTTGGGAGGGACTAGTGCGGGCTATCGCCCGCAACCTCAAAAGGAGCAAGACCATGGCCTTACTCGATACCACAGACAGTAACGATGCGCTTGGGCGCATCGCAGATTTAGTCAATCTCGTCGAGTCTCAGGCTTGGGGCGTCGACGAACCCGGCTACAACGAGGCGCTCTCACTACTTGACGCGCTCAAGCGCCAGATAATCATCCTCACGAATGAGGGCGAGGACGATCCGGCGGAAGACGCGGGCTAAGGACACTATCAGGGCGGCAATAGTGCCGCCCTGAATAACAGGAGGACTGAAATGGCCTTACTCGGAGATACTGAACTGGCAGACATCAAGTCTCGCCTTCTCGACATCGAGAAGATCCTTCGCGCCCAACCTTGGGGCCCGGATGACACCGACGGATACAACGAGGCGATTGCGAGTCTCATTATTGTTCGCAATCAAGTGACCGACCTCGGCATGTACCATGTCGACGACGGTGGCGAGCCGGGATCGCCAGTGAAGGACAGCAAGGCCGCGAAGGCGGCCGGACCCAAGGACGAGCCTCACGCGAAGAAATAGCCTCCGGCTGGACGTGCGTGTCCAGCCTCTTCACCAACCACGGAGTCAGACGATGACCATCACCCAACCCGACGCCAAGACCAACGAGGCGCTTCGCGCGCGCATTCGCGCGCTCCTCAATAAGACCACTATGAATAACTGCACCGAGCACGAGGCAATGGCTGCCGCAGCCAAAGCCCGCGAGCTCATGGACAAGTACCAGCTCGACCTTGCTGACCTCCACGAGGTCGAGTCCTTCGTCACCGAAACCGTCGACTGGCCCAAGAAGCGCAAGTTCGACTTCAAGTCCGCCATCGCCGTCCGCGTGGCCTCATACTGCGACTGCCGCGGATGGATGTCCTCTGCCGAGCGGACATTGAAGTTCTTCGGCCGGGAGTCCGACGCCATGTTCGCCACATGGCTCATCGACGCCCTGTGCGACTTTGTCGCCCAAGGCTGGACGAGCTACACACTGGACTTCCTCTTCGCCGAGAAGGAGGACTACCGCTGCTCGGAAGAGGACTTCTACTACGGCGCCGCGACACGAATCAATGAGCGTCTGCGCCTTTTGGCAAACGAGCGCCGCGCCGCGACCGGCCCGGGCCTCGTCGTGAGCAAGAGCGGCCAGCTCGACGCGGCCTTCAAGAACCTGGGCCTGACACTGCACTCGAGCAAGCGCACGGCCTTCCGTAGCCGTGACGGTGCGAGCCTCGCCGCAGGTCAGTCCCGCGCCGACAACGCGGCCTTCAATCGACCGATCAATAATGGCCGGAAGACATTACTCTTGAAGTAGTACCGCGAAGGAGCGCGGCTTCGGCCGCGCTCTCACGGGGTACTATCCCCCTGAAGGAGACAATCCATGACACTCTCAGGCCAACAGATACTCGGACGGGACTACCCAACCATGCATGGTCCCGTAATCAACATGAACGGCTCGAGCCCCGAGCGCCTCGTCGAGGACATGCTCGTCGTAATCCACGCGGCGAGCGACCTCGTTGCGGCGCGTCGAGCCGCAACACCCCACCGTGGCGACTACCC